GACCTTGTCGCGGCGAGCCAGCGCTGGTACTGTTCTGGGTCGGATCGGAAGAGGATGTCGTCACCGTTCACAAGGACGGGGAGGAGTCTCAACGCTCGTCGACCCTGAAGGAAGTCCTTACGGACCTTATCTGGAAGCGATTGAATGTATGTAAATAGATTCAAGATGCAGAGGATAGGGAACGAGAGGACCGAGCCCATCAGTTGACCGTTCTTTTGGAGAACGGGATCCTGTTCGGCGTCCTTCGGGTAGATCAGTACCTGCTCGAGGAGCACGGCACGGAGATGCGGAATCAGATGGCGATCCTCGCCGACCAGTTTGGCCTCGATGGCCTCCAAGACGAGCTTGGTGGCTTGGATGTCGAGTCCATCGGTTGCGGCGGAGTAATCACCCGAGACGAAATCCGCAGTCCTGTCACCGTGAAGTTTCCTTTCGCGTTCCATCATGTCATATACGTTTTCTTCCGAGAAGGTACGTGACGTGAGGTCGAAACAAGGAAATCTCTGAAGGTAGGACCAGAGGGCTTTTTGGAGGGGGCCGGCCAGGAACGATGAAAGACCCTGCATTTTGGTGATGATGCGGATCTTTAAGGGTTCCTGGAGGGCGATAACCTTGCAGAAGGGCTTGGATCTCCAGGAGACTGGAATATTCTCTAACACCTTCGGTTTGAGTGACCCGTAGCCGAAATCAATCGGCTCCTTGACGATTCTGAGCCACTCGTCGCGCGTGGGGGGGAGAAGTCCCCGTTCCTCCACGATGCCTTGGTCAAGAGGGACCATGCGAGTGAGTCCGTCGGCGTTGGTATCAAAGCGATGCTTGAGACCGGCCCGGAGTTCCGCACGGCCACCACCCTGAGCTCGGCTAGCCTGGTTCGTGGCGGAGGTTGTTGCCTCACGCTGGGTCAAGGATCCAATCAGGTCCCTGGGGCGAAAGTTTCGAAAGAAGACGTTAATAAAGGTCTTCAAATCGGCTGTCACCTCGGGTGCCTGAGGGGGAGGGGGCGTAGATAGTTTCTGCGCGTGGCCTTGGTAGGAGGATCTTTTAAACTCCTCGGGTACCGTGGCGAACCCCCGCTTCGACTGCGCAATTGAAAAGTTAGCGCGGAAGATCTCGGGGGCGTCCGAACACTCCGTGGGGTGGGCCATACGGCGCCAGAACTCACGGAGACGGCCGGAGAATAAAGGGTCCCAAGTTTCGAAAGGCCATGTCTCGGGAACCTTGGGTGGTGGGTTTCGGAGGAAGACCGCGAGGGAGTAGTCCTTCCAGTACTTGACGTTCGGGACAAAGGATTTTGGTGACCATTTGATCATTATGTCCAATGC